TTATCAGGGCAGCTTCCAGAGATTGCAGCGAGCGGAACGCAGGCGATTGCAAGTTTTGTAGACGGGCTTATCCGAGCAGGGCCAGACGTATCAAATGCGGCGTTAAGCCTTGTGCAGTCACTTATAACAAGCATCGTATCAAATGCACCAACGCTCTTAGTGGTAGCAGTGCAATTGGTAGGTAGCCTGATCACAGGCATTGCGCAGATGCTTCCACAGCTTGCACAGATGGGCGTTCAGGCTGTGCTTGGGCTTGCGCAGGGATTGATTTCCAGTCTGCCAACGCTTTTACAAATTGGAACCCAGGCGATTGTTAACCTTGTGGATGGAATAACGCAGGCATTGCCAATGCTGATACAAGGCGGTTTCCAATTGATTACTATGTTAGTGCAAGGTATTGCGCAAAACCTTCCAGCTATCGCGCAGGCAGCAGTTACAATTATTTTGTCATTGGCTGGCGGCCTAATAACTTCATTGCCACAGATATTTAATGCGGTAAAAGCCATTCCAGGAATCATATTGGAAGCAATATTTACGACAGATTGGCTGTCTATAGGGATGGAACTTGTATCGTCTCTGGCAACAGGTATCATTGACGGGCTTAAAAGCATAGGCAGTAGCGTTATGAATACAGTCAAGGGCTGGTTTGGCGGTGGTGATGACAGCGCAGCGGCAACGGAATCCGCAGCATCTACAGTGTCCAGTTATGCATCGGGCATTGAAGCGAATGCAGGTGCGGTCACAGGGGCGGCGTCTTCGCTTTCAAGCACGGCATTCAGCGGCATGGATTTTACAGCGGCAACAAATGCGGGGCAGCAGTCCGCGACAGCATTCCAGACAGGGATTACTGAGGGAATGGCAGGGCTTACGATCGATACTTCAAGCATAGGGCTTGACAGCGCGGCACTTGCAGCAAATTTTGGCCAGGCAGGGACGGACGGCGCAACAGCACTTATGGACGGATTTACGGCCGGCAGTGTAGGCGTAACGGAAGCTGTTGATACATTAGGCACAGAAGTCAATACAAGCCTTGACGCAACCTGGCAGGATGCAAACGCAGAAACACAGACGGCAATGCAGGCAATGAACCAGACGGTGTCCACAGCATCTCAGCAGGTGGTTTCGACTTTCCAGTCAATGTCTCAGTCTGTGGTAAGCACAGTGCAGCAGATGGGATCATCTATTCAGAGTACGCTTAGTGGCGTCAATCTCGCACAGTCTGGAACAAACATGATGCAGGGATTGGTAAACGGCATTAATTCCATGCGGTCGCAGGTAGAATCTGCGGCAAGGGATGTGGCGCAGGCGGCGGCAAATTCCGTCAACAGCGCATTACAGATACATTCCCCGTCCAGGCTGATGGATAAATCCGGTCAGTTCGTGGACGAAGGGTTTGCAGGCGGCATGTTAAAAAATGCAGGGAAAGTAAAATCGGCTGCGCAGGCGGCCATGGCGCAGCCTGTTATGGATACCGGGAAAGGCGTGCAGGGCTTTTCTGCAGCGCAGTCTATCACGGATATGCAGGGAAGCAAAAACCGTGTGCGCGGCGCACTGGAAGGCTTGCTCTCCTCATCGTCTACAGTAAATAATAGCACAGTGGACAATAGTTCGCAGTCCAGCCCTACGTTTGTTTACAGTCCAACATACCAGATCAATGGAACTGCAAGCGGTGATGATGTCGTACAGGCCGATAAGCAGATCCGCTCCGAATTTGAAAAACTGATGAAAGAATTCATGCGCAAAAACGGAAGGGTTCAGTTTGCATAGAAAGGGGGATTCTCATGGGGATATATACGACTATACAGGGCGATGTATGGGATCTGATTGCTTATAAGTTGTATGGCGATGAGAAATACATGAAAAACCTGATCGAAGCGAACTGGAAGTATATAGATACAGTGGTATTTTCATCCGGCACGGTGCTGAACGTGCCGGACATACCAGAAGAGGAAATAGACGGCGTACCATTCTGGAGGGAAGGGGATGTGACCGAATCTGGAACATATTCGCAGACAGTGGGAGGCGATGACGGATGAGCAAACCAAGGAAAGCCACTACAACACTGAAATTCAATGGGAAAAACGTGGATACGTCCCTCAAGGATTATCTGGAAAGCGTTTCTTATGAAGATATCGCTTCGGGCAGCAGTGACACGCTTTCCATAAAGCTGCACAACATCACCAAGCAGTGGATGAAAGGGTGGTATCCCAAAAAGGGCGATGCAGTGGAAGGCAGCATCAAGCTTTTGGATTGGGACAAAGTCGGGAAAGACAAGAAGATATTCTGCGGGCATTTCACGTTAGACGATGTAAGTTTTTCAGGAAATCCCATGACAGCATCCTTTGACTGCGTTTCTGCCCCTGCAAGCGAGTCGTTCAAGACGAGGGAAAGAAACAAAACATGGGAGAACGCGACCATTTCCGGGATTGCCGGGGAAATTGCTGGCAGGTATTCCCTCTCCCTCTCCTATTCGGGACCATCCATTAAGCTCAAGAAACTGGAGCAGTCGGAAAGCGACAGCGAATTCCTGTATAAGCTGTGCAAGGATTATGGGCTGTCCATGAAAGTCTATAAAAAAAAGATTGTCATATATGACCAGACACAGATGGAGCAGAAAGGCCCGGTATGCACACTTGGCATGGACGATTTTGTGGACAATAACTGGGAGGCGAGGGACAGCCTATACGGTGTATACAGCGGGGCGCGGATATCCTATAAAGACCCGGATGATGATAAGGAGACCAGTATATACGTTGGCCTGAAAGCGGAAAACGCAAAAGGCAGCAGGACGCTGAAAATCAATCAGACAGCCGACAGCGCGGCAGATGCAAAGCGCAAGGCTGCAGCACAGGTAAACCTATCTAACCAAGATGCAACGACCATCAGCGGCACGATATGGCCGAACATAAAGGTATGTGCCGGGGTTACGGTAAAGATTACAGACTTCGGGAAATTCAATGGGAAATATTTTGTGGATAAGTCCACGATGGAACTTGGGGACAGCGGCACGAGCCAGAAGATAGAGATGCACAAATGCCAGAAAAGGATCACAGCATAAAAAGGGGGCGGTGGTATGGCGCAGCGGTTAATCCGTATTGGGAAAGTGTCAAAAATCAATTATGAAAAAGGGATGATCCGGGTTACATACCCTGATCTTGATGATTCCGTTACGGCAGAGTTTCCCGTGTTTTCATTCACGGATGAATACAAGATGCCGAAGATTGGGCAGGAAGTCCTTGTGCTGCATTTATCCAACGGCCAAAGTGCAGGAATCCTTTTGGGCAAATACTGGAATAAAAAGAACGTCCCGCCGCCTGATTACGGCCAGGGCAAGAATGTGTTCAACAAAGAGATAGATGAGGATTTCGGGAAAGTCCGCATCACATACAAGGACAAAAAGCTGACGCTGTACGATGAAGCCGGGGATGTGGAAACAGAAATAGTATCCCACAATCGGAACGTAAAAGTGACGAACGGGGATGTCAACATGAATGTCACAGATGGAAACATTAATTTCAATGTCACAAACGGAAATATCAATTTTAATGTACTGCATGGCGCGATTAACGAGAATGTAGTTCCGTAGGAAGGGGATGTGCGCATGGCAAAGGTAGGCCAATGGGGGAAAGAAAAAAACTGCAGGGTCAGGTTTATCGTAAACGCTAATAAGCAGCTTTCTTTTACCAACATGAAGCGTACGGCGGCAAGCCGCTGGGCAACACACAATATTGTAGGCAAGCGTCCCAAAATGGAATATCTTGGCCCGGATTTGGATGAAATCACGATGGATATCATCTTCGATGCGGAAATGGGCGTTAACCCGCGCAAGGAGATGAAGAAACTCCGAGTTGCCTGCAGAAAAGGCGAGGCGCATTATCTATGGATCGGCGGCAGGAAAGTCCGGTCGGCCAAGCTGTATATAAAATCAGTCAGCGAATCATGGGACAGGATATGGAATAAGGGGGAACTTGTCCGATGCGTCGTGTCCGTTACATTCGGGGAGTACAGATAGGAGGCATCGGCTATGTTCACAGACAATATTGAAACCATCAATATGGATGGGATAAGCGATTTTGAACGCATTGATTCTGAACTCCGCGCCCTGATCGTGACTATCATAGGGACGCTTCCGGGTAGCAGGGCGTTCGGAATAGAGGATTTCACGGATGAAAACATGAATGAAGTAGAATCGGATTTTGCAGCTGCGTTAGATGATGGATGCGAGCAGTTCATCCCAGAAATTACCATCGAGAGCGTAACGTTCGATGTTGGCACGGATGGAAAGATGTTAACGAGGATTTATGTGGAAGAGAGGGATGAAGATTGAGCATGGAAACGGAAAAGCTGGCGTCAGTCAAAGAACTGCCAGATGTCAGTTTTATTGAAAATAAAACGCTGGAAGACGTGCAGGCGGAGATGGTCGCGGACTACCAGCAAAAATACAAGGAAGTGACCGGGCGCGATCTGCGCCTGCGCAGGGCGGACCCGGAATCGCTCAAACTGTACGCGGCATCCGTTCAGATTTACCATCTGCACTTATATACGGATATGTGCGGGAAAATGAACCTTCTGAAATATTCATTTTCAGATTTTTTGGACAGTATGGGTGCGTTCAAGGGCGTTGTCCGCAATCCAGCAGCTCCGGCAACTGTTCGGGTGCGGTTTACGCTTTCGGCGGCGCAGCCGTCCGTGGTCACGATCCCGCAGGGGACGCGCGTGTCTGATGGCGGCGAGGCACTGTTTGCCACGGATGAATTCACAGAGATTGCCATCGGGGACACGCAGGCGGTTATCCCATGCACATGCCAGATAGCCGGGAAAATCGGGAATGAGATCCTTGCAGGCGCAATAAACACGTTGGTGGACCCGATTCCGTACATGGGATCGGTCGCAAGCATCGAAGCGTCTTCCGGTGGTTCGGAAATAGAGGATGATGACAGTTTTGCGTATAGGATTTACCTTGCACCTTCTGCGTATTCCACGGCGGGGCCGAACGATGCATATGTGTTTCACACAAAATCCTACAGCGCAGCGATCGGGGATGTAAAGGTCAGCAGCCCGCGTCCTGTCGAAGTGGAAGTAAGGTTTTTGCTTTCTGACGGTACGCTCCCGACAGAAGGCCTCTGCAAAGAGGTGCTTGAGCATCTGGACGGTGTGTTTAAGAGGCCGCTGACAGACCGCGTAACCGTAATTGCGCCGACAGAGCAGGAATTTGAAATAGATTTCATCTATTACATCAACCAGTCGGATGCGGGGCGCGTGGCATCAATCCGGGCACAGGTAGGCGAGGCGGTTAAAGAATACATAAAGTGGCAGACATTTTCCATTGGCCGGGATATCAACCCGGATGAGCTTCGGGCGCGGATAAAAAAGGCTGGCGCAAAGCGTCTGGACATCCGGAGCCCGGATTTTACAAAAGTGCTGCCCGACCATGTGGCAAGGGTGCAGGCGCAGAACGTGGTATATGGGGGTGTTGAGGATGATTAAACTGCCAGACGGGGAGCTTCGTGATTACCTTCCTGTGACGATGAAAAATGACGTGGATATGGTGTGCCTGTCCTATGCGATCAAGAAAGCGACAGAACGGCTGTTTCGGTACAACCATGCATCCATGATCTACCATTTCATCGACAGTGCGCCGGAATCCGTGCTTGACCTTCTTGCCGTGGAGCTTCGATCCCTTTACTATTCTGATACGCTCCATATTGAGAAAAAGCGTGAAATCGTGAAAAACACGTTGCGCTGGCATGCGCAGGCCGGGACGCCTGGGGCGGTCGCGGAAATGGTAAAAATCGTATTCGGGGAAGGCGAGGTCGTGGAATGGCCGGACTTCGATGAGCCGCCGTATACGCCTGGCACATTCGACATCGTGACGAACGCGCAGCTCACGCCTGATATCTTGGAATACTTTGTATCGGTTATCGACCGCGTGAAGAACGTCCGCTCCCACTCCTCATGCGCCGCATCCTGATCAAGCGGGAATGGCTGCTTCAGGAATATGCGGCATCCAACGCCGTCACAAGGCCGAAGTTCCCGGTTACGAATAATGCAGCTCCAAGGGACAGGGGCATCTGCCTGCCGGAATCGGCGGCGGCAGCAGCAGTGGCGCGTCCGCACGAGGGAATCACTAACAACAAAGCCTCAAGGAACGCCGCGCTGTCCATGAAAGAATTCGCATCCACAGGGGCTGTGTCTGCGCCGCATGAGACAGTATCCAACAATACTGCGCCAAGGGCAAGCCCAATCCACGCTTCGGATTGCGCGGGGACGCTGGCGTATGCATCCCCGAAGGAATCTGTGTCCAATACAATGCCAGCAAGGGACGCCAGGGCGCAGGGAGCGGCGGCATATTTTATGGCGGCGGCGTTTGCATCCGCATCCACGGCCATAGGCAACACCAAGGCAAGCGGCCAGAGTGCCGCCAGAATGCGCCAGAATACGGCCATTTCGGCCTTTACCGCGCCGAGGGTAGTAATTACCAACCATAAAGGGGAAGCGGCTGTATGGCTGAAATACGGGGCGCAGGGAGCGGCGGCTGTGGAATCCAGGCCGAAGGCAGTCATAGGAAATAAAAAGGAGGAGACAGGATGGCAGGAATTTTCAAAGAATCCGTTCTGACAAAAAAGGGAATAGAGCTTCTGGCAAAAGCGCAGGCCGGGAAATGCACAATCAAGCTGACCGGGGCTGTGACCGGGAGCGGATCATACACGGAAGATGAAAACCTGTCCGAAAGGACGGAACTGAAAGAAGTGCGGCAGTCCTTCAATCTGAATGTAATTAAGGTTCAGAATGAGACGAATGTTTACGCGAAATTTGTTATTACCAACAGGCCGGAAAGCGGCGCACTTGCGCAGGGCTATTACGTGAAAGAGATCGGCATATACGCAGAGGACCCGGACGGCGGCGAGATACTGTATGCCATCGCGGTCGCGGTCGAAGACCAGTGGGATTATATGCCGTCCTATAACGGGATGCTTGCTTCCACAATCACGGTTGAATTTTTGATTGAAGTGGCGAATGCAAGCGAGGTCGTAATCCAGTCCCCGGAAGGGAACTATATATTTGACGAAGCGACCGGGGCAAAATATAAATTAGGGATTGAGAACGGCCTGTTATTTTATGAGGAGGTTGAGGAATAGTGGGAAAAAGAGTGAATATCGCGGATAAGGAAACGCTGGATAAGATTTACAACGCGCTGGTACCGGATGAGATTTACGGATTCATTGAACACATGGATATCCTTGCGCCGGGGCAGCGGATCGAATACACCGGGGCAAACAAGGATTATTCTCCGATTACGGTAAATAAGGAAACAGGGCAGGCGTCCTATAACTCATGGGCAAACTTCCCGTGGCTGCTGGCAAACAAGCCGTATATGGTACACAGTGACGGCACTGCGGATTACCGCCTGAATGAAAACAATTATGCGCAGAAAGAGGACGGTTCTGCTTCGGACGTGGCCAATGCCGCTTATGACGGCGGGGCTTTTGCCTGGGCGATGAAAATCTACAAACAGGAATATACGGTCGGAAGTGATCGGGTGGTGAATTTCTCCATCTCAAAGCGTGACGGCTTCGAGCCGATCGGCTTTATCGATCCAAGCAACAGGGAACTGGAGGGCGTATGGATTCCGATGTTTTATGGGACAATCATCAGCGACAAGATGAAATGCATTTCTGGAAACCAGCCGTGCTACAATACCGCGACTGCTGCGGAAAAGACGGCGATTGACGCTTTCGGAAGCAAGGCGAAGTTTTTCGGCGGCGCAATCGTGGAGACGCTTATCGACCTGATGATTCTGTTTGCCAAGACAACCGACCTGCAGGCGGCGTATGGGAACGGCAACTGCTCCGGGTACGATGCAAGCCTGGCCCCTACATACGGCGTGAAACAGAATGCGGTTGTCGGCGGCGGTCAGTTTTATGGCACTTCGGACGGAAAAAGTTTAAACAAGATTTTCCATTCGATTGTATTAGGTTCTTACAACCAGTGGATGCGTGACCCGTATGTCGTGTGCGTGAATGGGAAAGTAAAAGTAAGCAAAAATTACAATTACGATTTAACAGGCGCGGCGTATGAAGACGCTGGCATCACGCACGGTAAAATCAATGACAACGCCGCTTACGGTCCGGTGTATGCGCATATTTTCAGGACAATTGGCGGCTTCGGAGCGTTGCCAGCTGCGCCGTACAAGGGCAGTACTGCCCTTGGAGGCTGTGATGGCATGTGGGTGAATACCGGGATTACGGCGGTTACTCTACGCTTTGGCGATTGCAGCAACGGCCTGCTTGCTGGACCCCGCGCTCTGAATTTGCACTACACTGCTGGTGACGCGCACTGGTACTTCGGCGCGGCCATTCTTCTGTTGCCACCTGTCGGCGTAGCCGCATAGGGGGTTTGGGGGCGCGACAGCGATTCCCCCAAAAAATTAAAGCAAGAAGAAACTGATCGGAAATAAAAATATTTAGGGGGATGGAGTGGCGGCACCTTGGGCGGTTACTCTACGCTTTGGCAATTGCAACAACGGCCTGAATGCTGGACCCCGCGCTCTGAATTTGAACAACACTGCTGGTAACGCGAACTGGAACATCGGCGCGGCCATGCTTCTATCATAAATGGAAGATAAACCAAAAGCCGCTCCATAACCTACACCACTGGCCATTGAAACATGGCTTACTCGCCGTAAACGGAAAGATGAGTGGAAATTAATCCGATACAGGGCAGGCGGTAAAGCGGTCGCACCTGCCGCCTGCAGGAGATAGAAGAAAAAATATCCCATAGGAGTATAGTTTTATGCGCAGGAAGGAACTGTGGCAGAAGATCGCCACGCGGGATTGCGGCGTTAAACAATACAAGTATTTGTATCGAAGAATGCTGGATGATGAAGTCATCCGGAAGGCGTACAAGAAACTAAGAAAAGGCAAGACAAAGCGCATTGAAATCCTTATGATTGACGCAAATCTGGACGCGGAAGTCGAAGGGATGAAGCGCATGATTGAAAACACAAAGCCGCCGGGAGTCCAGGTCGAGAACCCGGAACTTGCATTCAAACCGAAGAAGCATAAACCAAAATTCATCCACGAGCATGGAAAGACGCGGAAAATCTACATGCCGGAAATACACGAACAGTGGCTGCACCACATTATCGTTCTGGTGATGGAGCCAATCATTATGGCCACGGCTTATCCCTTCTCCTGCGGATCGTTCCCGAACCGTGGGGCGCATTACGGCAAGAAGCGGATGGAGCGTTGGATAAAAGCCGGAAAAGGACTGAAATACTTTGGCAAGGTGGACATCCGGCACTTTTACGACAGCATCCGGATTGAAATTCTGATGAAGGAGCTGTCGATCCGGATCAAAGACAGCTGGTTTCTGTACATAATCCAGCTGTGCCTGACGGGATTCAAGAAAGGCATCCCGTTAGGCTTCTACATAAGCCAGTGGCTTGCGAATTATATTTTAGAGCCGCTTGACAGGATGATAACGGAGCGGCTTGGGATTCAGAAGTTCGTGCGCTACATGGATGATATGGTTTTCTTTTCGGATAACAAGAAAACGCTGCATAAAGTGATACTGGAAATCAGGAAGATGCTTGGACGGCGGTTTCGCCTGAAATTGAAGCATAATTTCCAGGTATGTAAATTTGACTATAAAAAGAAAAATGGAAAGAAGATTGGACGGCCTGTTGATTTCATGGGATTCGTTTTTTACCGGGACCGGACAGTCATCCGGGAAAGCATCCTGCTTGCGGCCACGCGGCTGGCGGCAAAGATGGACAGGGCAAAGGAAGCGCGGCGCGGATACTATGAGTGCCACGTGAAGGCCATGCTGTCCTATATGGGATGGTTTACCCATTCGGACACATACAACTGCTATCTGAAATGGATAAAGCCCCGCATCCATGTGGGGCGGCTGAAAAAGATAGCGTCAAAGCTGGACAGAAGGAGGAATAGAAATGAAGCAATGGAGCGAAGAGCATTGTGCGCAGCGGCCTGACGAACTGCAGGCCATCGCGCCTGGGCTGTTTATGCAGCGGCGCGGAATCCGGGAAGTCACGCACGAGGCGGACGAAACGGCGGGGACGGAGGCTTACACGGAATTTGTGTGTGAGAGCCGGGAAATCACCGAAAGCGAGTATGCCATGCTGGAAAGCATCACGCAGATCAACACCGACAAGGCGATTGACGCGTATACGATGCAGCTAATTGAAGAGGGGGTGTTGTAATTGGCAAATATACTGGTAAGCAGCATTAAAAGGCTTTACAATTCCGGGAAACTTACAAAAGAGCAGGTTGCGGAGCGTGTGGAAAAAGGCTCCATTACTGCAGCAGATTACGAAGAGATCACAGGGGAAGCACTGGGTGGCGCAGAATGAGTCCGTTAGAAACCGTGGAGAAGCTGAACGCGATCATAGACATCCAGAGTGGCATAATCAATGAATTGTTCGCGCTCTTAATGCAGCACATATCTGCAGATGAAGCGGACGCGCTTCCTGCGGTGAAAAGGATCAATGAAGCCGCAAGTTTGCGGCAGTGGATATAGGGGGCAGTGATTATGGATGAGCAGCGGTTTGTTTCAATGGAAATGCACAAGGAATTTGAAAAGCGGATGGATATTGAAAATCGGCGGCTTTCAGACGAAGATAAACGCCAGAACCGCCGCATTGATGACCTGGAAGAAACAGTGCGTCAGATTGGGGATCTAACAGCATCGGTGAAAGAATTGGCCGTCAGCATGAAGAACATGACAAACATCCAGGAACAGCAGGGGGATCGGCTGAAAGTTCTGGAAGATAAAGACGGGGCAATGTGGCGCAAGGTTACTGGCTATATCTTTACCGCTATTTTAGGTATCGTCATTGGCTTCATTTTTAAGCAGATAGGAATGTAGCCATGAGCAGGCATTATTTCCGGGATGGGGCGTATATTGTACTCAGCCCGGACGAATGCAGGCATTTAGCTGATGATTATATCTGCACAAATGGGAACTGCAAGTGGTACATGGATGCGCCGCCGGATGACTTCTGCAAAAGAAACGGTGGATGCGCAAATTTTCAAAAAGAGGAAAGGTTGGTGGACAGTGCAATGAAAAGGAAACTCATCAAGAAATTAACAAGCCGGAAGCTGTGGGTGTCGGTCTGCAGTTTTGCATCTTTGATTGTGACAGCGACAGGGGGGACACAAAACGAAGCGGCACAGGTTGCGTCAATTATTATGGCGGGCGCAACGGTGATCGGGTATGTGGTAGGTGAAGGGCTTGCGGATGCTGCAGGTGCAAAAGCGGAGGCGGGCAGAATAGGAGAATCGGAATATGGCGAAGATCATTGAAAGTATTGTAACGAAAAACAGGTGTTATACCGGAGGGAGAAAAATTACGGTGCGCGGCCTGATGCTGCATTCTGTGGGCTGTCCACAGCAGAAAGCACATGTGTTTGTCAGTACATGGAACAGCCAGACAGCCGGAGTCTGCCCGCATGGTATTATTGACGGGAATGACGGCATCGTATACCAGACGCTTCCATGGGATCACCGGGGATGGCACGGCGGATCCGGGAGCAGGGGAAGCGGGAACAACACGCATATTGGTATTGAAATGTGCGAGCCGGCCTGCATCAGATACACATCCGACAGCAGATTTACCTGTTCAGACACTGCAAAGGCAAAAGCCGTTGTAAGGAAAACCTATAACTCTGCTGTGGAACTGTTTGCAATGCTCAGCGCAAAGTATGGGCTTAACCCGCTTGAGGATGGCGTAATTATCAGCCACAAAGAGGGATGTGCAAGGGGCATTGCATCAAACCACGGTGACCCTGAACACCTATGGGATGGCCTTGGCATTGGATACACGATGGACACGTTCCGGGCGGCGGTTTTTGCTAAGATGCAGGGCATTAACCTGACATTTGAAACAGGAAAAAGCTACACTGTATTAAAATCCTGCTATCTTCGAATGAGCGCCGGAGCATCAAAATC